TTCTGTTTTATGTTTTACAAATGGAAATAAAATTGCAGATAGTAATTTTAATTTTAAATTAACAACTAAAATTTAAAGATAAAAATCCCACAGTATTCGTACAGGGTTGACAAGCTGGAAAGACAGCTATTTTTTTAACTTTAAAACACAAACAAAATGAAACAGAATTTAAAAGACATTGGATTAGCATTTATTTTATGGGGATTATTTATTAGTGCAGTATTAATTTTAACACTTTAACAAATGGAAGATTTATTAGATTATAACAGATTTAGAATAGAAGCAATGCAAGAGAAACTTTGCAAATTAGAATTTTACATTAATCAATTAGAAACTTATTGTTTTGAATTAGCAGATGAAAATTGTCCAAGAGAATACAAGACAATAATTAAACAAGAACTTTATAACCTTAAAACAAAATAAAATGGAAAGAACAATTATTAGTTTCCCAGCAGAATTAACATTAAATCAAAAATTGTCTTTAATTCAAAAAGAATTTAAAGCATCAAAATCAAAATTCAATTCATTTGGTAAATATAACTTTAGAAGTGCTGAAGATATATTAGAAGCATTAAAACCATTTAATGAAAAATACAAAGTAAATTTTACAATTACAGAATCTATGGTAGAATCACAATTTTTACAATTTCCTATGTTACGTTCTGTAGCATCAATAAACGATGATTTAGACACAATAACTGCATCAGCAATAGTTGGTGTTGATTTAGAACAAAAAGGTATGCAAATGCCACAAAAATTTGGTTCAGCAAGTTCTTATGCTAAAAAGTATGCTTTAGGTAATTTACTTTTGATTGACGATACACAAGACCCTGATGCATCAAATAAGCACGATAAAGCAGAAACTTTAACATCAAAAGAAATTAGTGCAGCATTAGACGATAAAAAATGGTTGAATAAAAATACACCTGAATTTACAAAAGCTATTGAATATTTAAAAAATGGTGGTAATATTGCAACAATAGAAAATAAGTATAAAATGACTGCAATAGTTAAAAATGAATTATTAAAAGTTAAATAAATAAAGCTGAATAGTTGACAACAGTAAAAAAAGGTAAACAAATTAAATAAGTAAATTATGAGTGCATTAATTAATGTAAGTTTAAGAGTTGACAAATTACCAAAAGAAAAATTTGTATCTGGAAAAGATGGTGCAGTTTATTACAACTTTACAGTTGGAGTAAATGATGAATCTAACCAATGGGGACAAAATGTTTCTTTAACTGATAGTCAAACAAAAGAAGAAAGAGAAGCTAAAAAGCCTAAAACGTATTTAGGTAATGGAAATGTAATCTGGACAAATGGAACTATTTCAGTTGCTGATAAAAAAGCAGAAGCAACTAAAGAAGAAATCGCTTCAGATTTACCTTTCTAATTAATTATTAATTTAGGGATTAGTCTACCTAAAATTATACTAACTATAAATCGGCATTATTTAAACATAGTGCCGAAATATAGAAACAAACAAACAAACAAATGGAATTAAATAAAGACGAGAAAAGATTATTAATGGAAGTTTTTGAAGCTGAATGTTTCATTAATCCATTAGAAAAGATAGTACATCCAAAACCTGCAATTTCATTTGGTGTTAAAAGTTATGAAACTAAAGATGGTAAAATAGAATATCCTACACCAATAGGAACTTATGGTAATTTCAGCTTTGTACAAGCTCCTCCTAAATCAAAAAAAACATTCTTTGTATCATTATTATCGGCAATATATTTAGCAGATGAATTAGGGCAATTTGGAGGTGATTTAAAAGCAAATAGAGATAACAAGCACCTAATACATTTTGATACAGAACAAGGCAATTTTCACGCTGCAAATGTGTTTAAACGTCCTATTGATATGACTGGTATAAAAACAGATAAATACCATACTTTAGCATTAAGACAATTAAGTTTTAAAGAAAGAGTTGAATTTATAGAATATTACCTTTACGATAAACTTGAAGCAACAGATATTGGATTAGTTATAATTGATGGAATAGCTGATTTATGTAGTGATGTAAATAATATTGAAGAAAGTAATGCAGTTGTCCAGAAGTTAATGAAATGGTCAAAGGAGTTAAATTGCCACATAGTTACAGTAATACATTCTAACTTTGGAACAGATAAACCAACAGGACATTTAGGTTCATTTTTAGAAAAGAAAACAGAAACACAAATACAATTAGAATTAAATACAGTTAATAAAGGATTAGTAACCGTAAGTTGTAAACGCTCAAGAAACGCACCATTTGAAAACTTTAGTTTTAAAGTAAATAATTTTGGATTGCCACAAGTTGAAGGAGCATTTTACGACCCATTAAAAGACATATTTTAATTATGACACCAAAAGAAAAAGCAAAAGAGTTAGTTGATAAAATGTATGGAGTAACTGATTACCAAGCTAAACAATCTGCATTAATAGCAGTTGAAGAAATATTGAAATTAGATATTTATAAATCTGACCAATGGTATTGGGAAGAAGTTAAAGAAGAAATAGAAGATATATGAAAACAACAATTAAAAACCATTTAGAAGAATTACAAGTTTCAAACGAAAGAATGTTACTTTACCATTCAGATAATAAAATGTTAATAAGTTTTTTTAAAGATTTAAAAGAAAAACTTGTATATTTACAAGAATTAACAGATATGGAAGCAAGATATAATTTGACTCCAATAGCTGATTGTATTGAAGAACTATTAGAAGTTGATTCTGAATTAACACATATTGATTTTTCAATCCAATTAAAAGAAGTAATATCTGAAAAGAAAGTAGCAAAAGTAAACGCAAAATTATTTTAATATGATACCATTAACTTTAGGTTTTATTTTATTTACTGCATTTATAATAGCACAGTTTTACGATTGTGAAATAATTATAAATCCGATTAAAGGTGTAATGCTCGGGGCATTGTACAATGATGATGAATTTGATGACGAAACAGAACACACTATACAGGTTCTAATATTAATAATATCATTTTCATTTATATGGACAACTTCAACTGGCTGGAACAAGTAGCAAAACACCACAAAGAATGGATTGAAATTATCCATAAATTTGGTGAGTACGATTATGCTGAAGATTTGGTACAAGAAACGTATATTGCTTTATGGAAATATGCTTGTTCTGAAAAGATAATAGACGAAAATGGCAATGTAAGAAAAGGTTATGTATACTTTACTTTACGTTCTTTATTTTACCAATATTATAACAAAAAGAAAAAGATAACAAAAGTACCTATTGAAGGATGTTGGGAATTATTTGACGATTCAAACATAGAAGAACACAAGGCATATAATGATATATGTATGTTAATTGATGATGAATTAGAAAATTGGCATTGGTATGACCGCAAACTATTTAAACTTTATAGAGATACAGATATGAGTATGAGAGATATTTCAAGTGAAACTAATATAAGTTTAATATCTATTTTTCATTCAATTAAAAATTACAAGGAAATATTAAGTAATAAATTACAGAAGGATTACCAAGACTATATTAATAAAGATTATAATCAAATTTACTAAATTATGGCAAAAAGAAAATCAGCAGGATTAGGAGACTCAATTGAAAAACTAACCGAAGTAACAGGAATTAAAAAAGCAGTTGAAATATTTACAAAAGCTACAGGAGTAGATTGTAAGTGCGATGAAAGAAAAGAAAAGTTAAATAATTTATTTCCTTACAACAGAAATATAAACTGTTTAAACGAATCAGATTATAATAAACTAACAAAGTATTTATCTGCACAACAAACTACATTAACTGCAATAGAACAACAAGAAGTATCAGACATCTATTTTAACGTATTTAACTATCGTTTACAAATAAGTTCTTGTGCAAGTTGTTGGAAAGGTAAACTTGATGAATTAAGACGAGTTTATAACGAATATAAAATAAATGAATAATTGGTCAGAAGTTGATTTATTTAATTGGTTAAAAGAAAATGTATATCCTGATTTAGTTAAAGCTAAAAATCAAATGTCAAGGTGGGATTGTTACAGTCCCATCAAAGGACATAGATTAGAACTTAAATGCAGAAAAACACATTACAATACTTTACTACTTGAAAAGAAAAAGTACGATGCAATGATGCAAGACTGTTAAAAGCATTTAGATACACCAATGTATTTTAACTCGACTCCAAAAGGAATATACAGTTTTAACTTAAATCTAATTATCCCAGAATGGGAAACTAATAATAAGAATCCTGCAACAACACAATTTTATAACACACAAAGAATAGAAAAAGAAGTAGCATATTTAGAACTAACAAAAGCAAAACAATGGAAGTAAACGCAATACAACAAGAGTATTTAAAATCAGTAATATTAAGTCAGTTACTGTTAGAATCAAATGAGAATTTATTTTTTACACAACAATACAAGCAACAAATTAAACACAAGATAAACAGTTTAAATAAAGACTTGGAAGAAATAGTAAGAAACGAATTTAAAATCATTTACAATACAGACCCAGAAACAACAACTAATATTTTAAGAAGTATAGAAGAAATAGTTTCTAAACTGCAAACAAGTTCTTTAGATGAATTAGTATTTATAAATGCAGTAATAGACAAATACAAAGAAAACAGTGAATGGTTTACTGAATATGCAGAAACAGAATTTTTAAAATTAGACTAATGAAATTAACTTATACATCTTACGGAAAAACATCAACAATAGAAACAGAAAATGATGACATTGATATTGATGAATTAGGGCAAATGCTTTATCATTTATGTTTAACACAAACTTGGTCACCTGTAATATTAAAATCAATATTTAAAAAGGATGTTACAAATGGCTAAAAAGCAATCAGAAAAGTATTCTCCAAAAGAAGATGAAATACAAGCTATGAGATTATGCTGGAATAATGATTTAGCTTATGTAATACAACCAATACAGAACACAAAAATGTATCACGTGATTAAGTTTCAAATATCAGACAACTTAAAAATATATACTTTTGAAATAGATAAAACAAAAATAGAATTTACAGAATATGAAGCATCTAAAAAGGTTATGGAATTATACACACAACATTCTAAAAGATTTAGTAAATGAAAGATAGTATAGTAGAATCAGTTATAGAGCAATTTAAACAACGTTCTGAAGTAGGTAAAGTAAAATATGGTATAACATTAGACAGAACAGATTTAACACGTTTAGAATGGCTAAATCACGCACAACAAGAAGCAATGGATATGATATTATATTTAGAAAAATTAAAACAATATGACAAAGAGTAAACAATCAGCATTACAAAGAATCCAACGTATAATGAAATTCAATTATAACAGGGGATTAAACTCTGAAAGGGTTAACGAAGTATATTTTAAAATAATAGATAAAATGTTTAAACAAAAGCTATCTCAAAAGAGGTAGTTTTTTTTTGTCTTAATTTTATGTTAAAATGTTTTTTATAAACAAATAATGTTTATATTTGAATATAACAATTTAAAAAACAAACAAAATGGACAAACTACAAATTTTATTCAAATTAGAAACTTGCATTTCTATTTTAGAAAACACAGACAATGTTTATGTACGTAAACAATTAGAATTAATTGCTAATGCTTTAGTAAAAGATTGGAATGAATCAGATGCTTATGTACAACAAATTAGAGAAATATTAAATGTTGATGAAACTTATAACAATTTAGATAACTTGAGGATATGAATGAAGCTGCATACTTTACCATCCAATCTAAAGTACAGATATTAGATAGAGAATTGTTCCAATACTTAAACGAATTAATGTCTGGACAAAGTTTAACATCTGATGACCATTTAAAGATAATGATTGAAAGCACAGAAATAGAAATGGCAACATACGATTACATACTAAAACTAATAATAAACAATGGAAACAAAAATTAAAACATTCGACAACAAGATTTGGGATAAGCAAGAACTAATAGATAATATGTATGATGATACATTTTACTATGGTTATTTAGGTAAACAAGCTTTATCTTCATCAAGTCTTAAAATGGTATTATCAAGTCCTAAAACTTATAAGTACGTTACTAAATACGGACAAAGTGAAACACAACCTTTAAGAGATGGTAAACTATTCCATACAATGATTTTAGAGCCACATAAGATAGATGAACTTACAATAGTAGATGTAGCAACAAAAGCAGGAAAAGCATACAAAGAAGCAAAGGCAGAAGGATTAGAAGTTTACACTACAAATGAGATTAAAGCAGCAGAACGTTTAGCTGATGCAATATTAAGAAACGATGAAGCAGTACACTATATGTCTAAAGCACAATTTGAGATACCAGAAATAGCAATGATTGATGGAATACCTTTTAGAGCAAAAGCAGATATATTAAAAGACAATCAAATAGTAGATTTAAAAACTACTACAGGATTAAATGAATTTAGATATTCAGCAGATAAATACAGTTATGATTTACAAGCATATCTTTACAGGGAAATGTTTAAAGTTGATGAGTTTGTTTTTGTATGCATAGACAAAGGAAGTTTAGATATTGGAATATTTGAATGTTCAGATGAATTTTATGATAAAGGTAAACGTAATCTTGAACAAGGAATAGCAAACTATAAATACTTCTTTGGAGAAGATAGCGATGTAGATTTAAATCAATATGTATTAAGAGGAGTATTATGACACCAAAAGAAAAAGCAATAGAGTTATACGAAAAATTTACATTTCCTTGTTGGGAATGTGACGAATTCGCTAAAGCTAAAGAATGTTCTTTAATAGCAGTTGATGAGATAATATGGTTACTAAATAACAATCAAATAGATATAGATTATTACCAAGAAGTTAAACAAGAAATAAATGGCATCTAAATTTCAGACAAAGACAAAGGCCAGATTCAAGGCCGACGGGTGGATCGTACTAAACACGATCAAGTTGAGCGAGAGCGGTTATCCAGACCTAATCTGCCTCAAGGACGGTAAGACTGTATTCATAGAGTGCAAGGAGGATGGCGACACACTGAAGCCACTACAGGAGTACAGAATAGACGAACTAATATCCCAAGGGTTCGAGGCTATAGAGCAAGACTGCTGTTATGCGTTCGGCTTTTCAAAACAATAAAATATTATGAGTAAAGATTTTAGATTAGAAGGAAGAATTATCTTTTCAAAAAAACCAATGGGGTTAGGAATTGGATTAGAACTTAATCCTCCTTATGGTAGATATGAAGTTTTTTGGGTATTTAAAATTGATTTAATTTTTATTAGATTGTGGGTTGAAAATAAAAGTTTACACTTAAATTAAAAAATATGAAAAATCAAAGTATAATAAATTGGATTTCAGAAGATGAAAAAGACCCTGAAAATGGAATTAATGTATTAACATATAGTCCGCAAAATAATGGCGGTATTGGAATAACTGTAAATTATCATAGTGACGGAATTTATATGTTTTTAGAAACAGGGAAAGAAAATAAGTTTCCAATATCACATTGGGCTTATTTGCCAGACGCGCCAGAAGATGATTTTTTATAATCATATTGTTGGCTTCAACGAAATGATAGTTATACCCACGAAGCTGACGCATAACTAATGGCTTGGACCTATAAAAGTATTACAATTATGAAATTATACACTAAAACAAAGGTTATAAGAATTTCAGAAAGTCAATTAAAAACACTTCAAAAAATGAAGTCTTATAATGTTGATGTTGGAAAATTCATAAGGGATGCAATAAGTGAAAAGATTAAAAGAGAATATCAATATTTAATACCAAAAACTAAAAAAGAATATTGTCCATTTTAAAAAATAAGATTATGACACCAAAAGAAAAAGCAATAGAGTTGTATGAAAAATTTATATTTCCTTGTTGGGAATGTGATGAATTTGCTAGAGCTAAAGAATGTTCTTTAATAGCAGTTGATGAGATATTAAATATGTTAATAGGAAGCTTTGCAACAATAAATTATTGGCAAGAAGTTAAACTAGAAATAGATAAGCTATGAATGTAACAGATAAAATAACAATAACAAATGAAGATAATATGATATTGATGGCAAGATATCCTGATAACTATTTTGATTTAGCTATTGTTGACCCTACTTACGGGATTGATGCTGATGTAAAAAATAGTACTAATAAAATGCAAACTAAAAAATCTGCAACAAAATCCAAAAAATATGGTTCGCAATTATGGGATTCTGATATTCCAACAGATGAATACTTTGACGAGTTAAAAAGAGTATCAAAAAAACAAATTATTTGGGGTGCTAATTATTTTGGATTAGTTGGAGGAATGATTTATTGGCATAAGAATGTAACTATGCCTACTTATAGCACTGGAGAACTTGCTTGGGTTAGTTGGTTAAATAAATTAGATTTTGTGAATATTGCTTGGCACGGAATGATTCAACACGATATGGCAAATAAAGAAACAAGAATACACCCAACACAAAAACCAGTAGCATTATACAAATGGATTTTAGATAAATACGCAAAGCAAGGCGATAAAATACTTGATACACATTTAGGTTCAGGTTCAATAGCAATAGCTTGTCACGATTATAAATATGATTTAACCGCTTGTGAATTAGACAAAGAGTATTACAATAAAACAATACAAAGAATAACAAACCATACAAATCAACAAAAACTATTTTAATGGAAATAACAGAAAGAATAAAACAGATAATAAAGCAAGAAACAAATATAGATGTTTGTAAAAGCAGTAGGAAACATAATATAATTGAAGCAAGAGCTTTATACTTTCATTCAATTAAACATTTTAAACCTAAAATGACATTACAAGAAATGGCAGATTCAGTAAATAAGAATCACGCTACTGTAATACATTCACTAAACAACTATTCTATGTACGAAAAGTTTAATGATGAATTAAGATATTTAAAAAACACAATCATAAATCAAATGGAAGAAGAAAACGTTTTAAATACAGAAGATAACAATCAGTTAAGATTAGAACTTAAAAAAAGAAATTTAAAAATATCAGAACTGCAAATTAAATTAGAGGAAAGTAATTTAAAGATAGAACAAATGGAAAAAGCAAGATACGAATACAAAATAATAGAACACTTAACCAACCTTCTTAATGAAACAAAAGGAACAGAACATCAAGAAGTAATGATACTACGCTTACAAGCTATCTACGATATGAATATGAAAGTAATAGAACATAATAAAAACAAATAAGATGCAAAAGAAAATAATAGATAAGATGAATGAAGGACAAGAGAAAGACATACCATTATACACTTGGAAAACAATACCAAATAGTTTAAAAGAGTTTTGGTATAATCAATTAAATAAGTAAGATGGGAATATACATACCAACTAAAACAAAAGAAGAACAAGCTGCTTATATGCGTAACTATAGAGCAAACAATAAAGATAAAATAAAAGCCATTAATAAAAAATGGTGGGAAGCAAACAAAGATTTTATTAAACTAAAAAAAGAACTATGCCAGATATAACAATGTGTTCAGGGAACTACTGCGAATTAGCATCTATGTGTTATAGGTATAAAGCAGAACCAAGTAAGTTTAGACAATCATATTTTGTTAAACCTCCTAATGAAGGATTAGAATGTGAATACTTATGGGAATATAAAACCGATGATGATGAAACCAATACATAAACTTAATGGAGGATTAGGTGCTACACTATGTCACTTGTGTAGTATAATAATAACTACAGGTGCTACTCAAGATTTATATTGCGATAAATGTTTATCTGAAAGAATTGTAACTGATTCTGAATTTAAACAAATAAAAGAAAGAGCAAATAATTTAATGAGATTGAAAAAAGGATTTAAAGATAAACAATAAACAAAAATGTTTATTTTTAATTTGAATAAACAAATTATTTCAAGATGGAAAATAAAAAGAATTGGGGAGGTAAAAGAGAAAATGCAGGTAGAAGTACTAAAGCAGAAGAAATAAAGTTAATAGAAAAACTTGGAGCATTAGAACCATTAGCATTTATGGCATTAGAAAAAGGATTAGAGAATGGAGACTTTAAATTCACTCAATTATTCTATAACTATTATGCAGGTAAACCAAGAGAAACAAAAGACATTACAGTAACAAATGAGCAACCTATTTTTAACATCAATTTTGATGACATTTAAGACACTATTATATGGAGTTTGTATTAACTACTGCAATAAAGAAGTTATCACGTTTAAAGCAACGTATTAAAGTTATTAGAGGAGGTACTTCAGCAGGTAAAACTTTTGGAATACTTCCTTTGTTAATTGATAAAGCAATAAAAGAACCAATGCTTGAAATAAGTGTTGTATCTGAATCAATACCACATTTACGTAGAGGTGCTTTAAAAGACTTCTTAAAGATTATAATGGCTTTAGGTAGGTATAATGATGAACAGTTTAATAAATCTACTTTAAAATACACATTTGCCAATGGTAGTTATATTGAGTTCTTTTCTGTAGACCAACCTGATAAGTTAAGAGGAGCAAGAAGAAACATATTATACGTTAATGAGTGTAACAATATAGACTTTGAAAGCTATTACCAAATGGCAATTAGAACATCTGGAGATATATGGTTAGATTATAATCCTGCTTCTGCATTTTGGGTTGATAAAGAAATACTAACTCAAGATAATATAGACTTTATTACATTAACTTATTTAGACAATGAAGCATTAAGTGATACTATTATAAAAGAAATAGAATCAGCAAAAGTAAAAGCATTAACAAGTTCTTATTGGGCAAATTGGTGGCAAGTATATGGACTTGGACAAACAGGTAGTTTAGAAGGTGTATGTATTACTGATTGGAATGAAATAGATTTACCAACTGAAGCAAGAATATTGTGTTACGGAATGGATTTTGGTTATTCAAATGACCCGACAAGTTTAGTTGCTATGTACAAATACAATGATGCTTATATATTTGATGAGGTAATATACAAGAAAGGATTATTAAATAGTGAAATATCAAATCTATTAAAGGCAAATGAAGTAAATGATATTGTTTATGCTGATAGTGCAGAGCCTAAATCAATAGCTGAATTGAATAGTTATGGACATAATGTATTACCTGTTAGTAAAGGTAAAGATAGTATCTTATTTGGCTTAAATTTAATCAATCAAAACAAAATATATATTACATCAAGAAGTAAAAATCTAATAAACGAATTAAGAAACTATATCTGGATGGTAGATAAAACAGGAGTTAAAATGAACAAACCAATAGATGCTTATAATCACGCAATAGATGCTATGCGTTATGCAGCAACATCACATTTAGAGAATCCAAACAAAGGAACTTACTTTATATACTAATGAGTTACGGAGAAATAATTGCAGTTATACAATGTTATATACATCACGTTAAAGATATACAAGTGGTTATTAATTTGCCTCGTAATATAGGTGAAATTAGAAAGATGCAGGAAATGTATAAGGTTGCAAGTTCTTACCTTTTGCAGTAGGATAACACTTAAAATTAGGGTTTATCTTTACATCAAAGGTAATGTTAAATAAAAGTTAAATGTATTGTATTTAAAACAAAATGAATATATTTGTACATAATATAAAACAAACACTATGAAACAATACGAAGTTAAAGGTTGGTACAGATATGCCGACAACCAGAAAGATTATGAGTATGCTAAAATAATAGCAGAAAATGAACAGATGGTTATTACAATATTCAAAGATATGTTTACACAAAGATTCTTTGCAATAGATATTAAAGAAGTTACTAATGCTAACTGTTAATTAATGATGATGTTAAAAGGATGAAAAAGGGTTAATAGTAATCTGGAGTACAAGCAAATCATTAATCAGTAACCCTGATATTATGTAAGCATCGGAACTGATAATTCGAAATGGCTATAATAAAAACACAAGGTTAGTAATAAAGCAATCAGAAATGGTTGCTTTTTTTTGTTTAATACAATTATGACTTTATTTTATTATTATAAAAAAATAAACAAATGAAGTTAGAAATAACAATACCAACTAAATTAAGTGAAATAAAACTTTCACAATATCAGGCTTTTTTAAAGATAGCTAAAGACAATGAAGATACAGAATTTCTACATCAAAAGATGGTACAGGTATTTTGTGGAATAGATTTAAAAGAAGTTGCTGCAATTAAATATAAAGATGTAAATGATATAACTACATCAATAGGAAATATGTTTAACCAGAATCATTCTTTTATACCTACGTTTAAAATGGGTGGAACTGAATTTGGTTTCATTCCTAATTTAGATGAAATGACATTTGGAGAATATACTGATTTAGATACTTATATTACTGATTGGGATGATATGCATAAAGCAATGGCAGTATTGTATAGACCAATTAAAAAGAAAGGCTTAAATGGCACATATGAGATTGAAGATTATAATGGAAGTATAACATACGGTGAAGTAATGAAGTTTGCCCCATTAGATGTTTGTTTAGGTGCAACGGTTTTTTTTTACAGTTTAGGCAACGAATTATTGAAAGCTACGATAGCTTATTTGGAGAAGGACACGGAGGTACAGAATATTCTGCAACAGCAAACTTCGGACAAAAATGGGGATGGTATAGTTCAATCTATGCTATTGCTCAAGGAGACCTTAACAGATTTGACCAAGTTACAAGATTACCAATTAATCAATGTTTAACATACCTAACATTTGAAAAAGAAAAACAAAAAATAGAAGCTGATTTAATTAAAAGACAGAATAGATGACATCACATTATTACGAAATAACACAAGCAATTAAAAACCAATTAAAGGAAGATTTATTTGTAAACACTGTTACTATTGGAGACATATTTAAAGTTGATTTAAACAAGCTTACAATCTTTCCTTTGAGTCATATTATAATTAATTCAGCTACTTATTTAGGTTCAACTTGGAGTTACAATGTATCTATATTATGTATGGATATAGTTGATGAAAGTAAATCATTAACAACAGATATATTTTTAGGTAATGACAATGAGCAAGATGTTTTAAATACACAATTAATGGTAGTTAATAGATTCTTGGAAGTTTTAAGAATGGGTAAGTTTGGAGATGATTATGAATTAGCAGGTACACCATCTTGTGAATTTTTTACTGAAAGATTTGAAAATAAAATGGCAGGAGTTACAGTTACTTTTGATATGATAATTCAAAATCAAATGAGCAAATGTTAGAGGTTGAAAAGACTTTAAAAAAATTCAGGGATTATGTTATACAACAATCCAGAAGTAATTTAACCAAAAGTGGAAAGAATAGTTCTAAAGAATTATATAATTCTATTAAAGGTGAAATTGTAACTGATAATGGATTTAGCATAATTGGTTTTACAATGGCAGAATATGGTGCTTACCAAGATAAAGGAGTTTCTGGTAAGATTAAAAAATACAATACACCATAT